TGGGGGCTCCACATAAGGCGGAGGTCATCTGGTTCACAGGATTCTTAAGGCTCACCAGTAGTCCCTCCGAGCCAATTCCGCATATGCAATCTCGGGCACGTCTGAGGTGCCGGCAAGAATCTCGCAAACGATGTCGAAAATATCGTCCCACGTAACATGGTAACGTACTTGACAAAAGTTTTCTAGGTCGTACCAATCGAGCGTACGACCATAAACACTTTTGAGTACCTTTCCGATACTTCCTAATCGCTCCACTTCTCTCCTAAAATTATATGAGAAGTGGTTGAGATTCAAGGTTCCGAAATCCACACCCGTCAATTCGGCTTTTAGAATACAGGCGTCACGCACTTCTTGAACGAAGCGGAACTCCCAAGCATAGGACAGAGCCTTGCCGCATAAGTACACTAGATCAGGTACTGCAGCATTGTTGTTCGCACGGGTTGAAAAGCGTGCAAAGGCTTTGCCTATTTTTGGGATCATGAGACACCCATGTTCGGCCGATGGAACGAAGTTCTTGGACAGGAACTCCGCTTCCATTAGATGAGTATGGATAGCTACCTTTGCCTTCATACGCGCACGTTTTGCCGTGTGTGCGTACGACCGAGATGCGTCCTTCCGTCCACGCTTCGACTTGCGAAACAAGGACCAGGTTACTTTGGCAATCATGTCGTCACCCAAGAAGAAGGCGGTCCCTTTAACGCCGTGGCGCAACTTCCATGCCCAAAAGATGGACATATTCCAGATTGAATTCCGGAATGTTGTGGAAGTCGAACCGGATGGGAGCTGATATTTGATGGTGCCCTTGAAATTGTGCATACGCGAGGAAACGGTATACACATTTGCGGCACTCATGCATTTCAACAACCAATCCGGCGCACCAAGGCGTTTAAGGAACCGCCCCTCCAAGGGTTGGACGTCCTTACACTGGCGCATGTCATTCTCAGAGAAGTCACACTCTGCGATAAACTCGTGAGGCCCATTGTTCATACGTTCGGAACAATAGTTGGATTCCTTGGCGTACTGGATATATAGTTTCATATCCGGATGAGCTTGTTTATCGGTAAGAGATGCGTTAAGTCTCTTTAGACACGCGACCAGGATGGGACCAGAAAGAGCGTTATGCAAGTCACTAGAGGCATTGACGAGACGAGGGGCCCAATCCTCTCCTTTGTGGCGCTTAAGAAGCGCTTCGACTTTTGCGAAAATTTCCTTGCGACCGAACTCTTTGTCCGTGTATCGCATGAAAGAGTCGATAGCTTCTATCATGGCTGCCTGTTTGGAGGGAGGGTTACCTTCGTTCCATGCCTCAAACAACTCGTATGTCCACTCTATCTGGTCCCATTGCTCCGGCAATTTCTTTTCCAAAAGGTCCAAACCGGCCCTGATTATCTCAGGGTCTGCGCGCACCTCGTCGAGGTGGTTGCAGCGTTTGTTAACAGCGGCTTGGAAATTGTGGAAATCATTTGCCGTCACATAAGGATGATCGCCCTCGAAAACTGGGCCGAGTACATCGTCCTTCACCTCGTCTTCGAGGTAATGGTCCCGCCAGGCGACGGAACTTTGCCCGAATTGAAGTTTTGTCTTCGGGACGATGTTTGCTCTAGCCGATTTGCGAGCGAGGATGCGATTTGGCGCTGGGTGGAGCCCCCTTCTAGGCAGAAGGGGGTCCATGGGCGAGCGCGGCGTTGGGGGTGGCGGTGGGGGTGGGGTTGGGGTTGGCGGTGGGGTTGGGGGTAATGCTCAGGATGAGATC